CTTTTTCAGAAACATCAGAAAGACTATCTTCTTTAACTTCTCGTTTAGGTTCTTCTTTTACTGTTTCAACTGTGATGCCTTCAATTCCTTCAGGCTTAGGTTCTGTATATCCTAAGTCTACTTCTTGTTTAGGTAATTCAGTTTCAGAAGTCTCGACTTTTTGTTCTTCGACTTCAAATGTTTGTTCTTTTACTCCATCAGTATCTAATTCAACTTCTGGATTTTTTATTTCTTCGGTGTTTTCCATTGTAGCTCCTGTTTAATTGCGTATGTGTTAGTATGCGTGCAAAATATCCTCCGGATTATTAATCTTAGCGATTATTTCGTCATCATTTAAAATACGAACTTCTCCGCCCTCTATTTTGAATCTAGATCCAGCATAACGTCCAAAAATAATCCAATCACCCTTTTTACACCAAGGGCCTTCTGGAAATTTTTCTTTGTCTTTGTAGCAAAGATCTCCCATCTTCAATACATATGCACATACGGTAGTCATCTGTATTGTTTCTTGAGTTGTGTCAGCAAGATAAAGTCCACCTTTAGTTTTTTGAGGTCCAGCGTATGGTAAAACTAAAAGTCTATAACCAGTTGGTGTTGGTAATCGTTCTAAAAGACCTTTATTATCTTCTATAGATTTAACATCCAACTTAGTATCTTTGATTTCATCTTCTGATTTGTAAGCATCTAATAATGCTTCTGTTTTTTTAGGTACTTCCTTCGAAGTCTCGAAGTTCTTTGTCATTTAGTAGCTCCTGTTTTTCTTGCAGGTCTTTAAGATCCTGAAGCAAAGACTCTAGGCCTTTGATTTGTCCTCTAATATAGTGAAGTTGTTCTAAATTGTCAACGGTATACACTAGAGTTTCTTTTAGAGACTCTATTCTTTTTTCAGCTACTCTTCTTATCAATGGATAGTCTATGATCATTAAAAACTTATATACTAATAATAAGGTTTGTAAATAGACTTGATTTTACCTTCTGCTTTTAGTTTTCTTCTATCAGCTTTACTCATTTGATCTAAAACATCATCACTGTGTGTTTGTTTTTTAGGAGTAAATAATTTTTTTAACCAATCCCACATTATATTTTTTGCATTTCTGGACTAGTTGATAAAATATTTTTTTCTGCTCTAGGTCTAGCTATTGAATCTTTACTTCTTTTTCTAAGTTGAGCTATAGCAGATTCTTTCATCTGTTTTTCTTTTTTAAGTTTTTGTAAATCTCTTTCTAGGTTCATTTTTTACCTCCCCTAAATATTTGAGTTCCCTTTATCCCATAAATACTCGCCACGACAAGAATCCAGAGATTTGTGAACCAGCTCGGGAGCTGTGAGAACATATCGAAGAACAATTTTACTTTGTCCATCGCTGTCGGATCATCCGATACCACCGCCCACGCCAAAATTAACACGGGGGTCGATAAAATTATGAGAACCGCCTCGTCCTTCCAGTCCGATTGCCTTGCTTCTAAAAGTTTGCCTTGGTAAGCTTCCTCACCTCGTGCTTGTTTCTCAGCATGTAACAATTGTGCATCTGACATTGCCATTTTTGCTTTTTGTTTATTTGCGTATATCTTACTTCCAGCAGATACGGCTAATTTGATTGCTTGAAACCACATTATCTAACTCCTATAAATTTCATTCCTTTAATAGCAGCACCCATACCTCTAATACCGTCAGGTCTGTGAGGACAAATCATTTCTCCTCCACTATTTAGTTTAACGGGAGGGACTTGGGGGTTTGGGCCACTCAAAGGAGGTGGCCCTGATCTTTTGCCAGAAACTTTATGTTTGTTTTTTGTAGTCATTAACTACCTGCTTTTAATTTTAATCTTCTTTTTTCAAATTCTGTTAATTCTTCTTTTCCTACAAGTTTCATAAGAGAAGGAACTTTAACGTCTTTTCCACCTTTAGCCTTCATAACTTTTCCACCTTTAGTAAAAAATCTTTTAGCCATTGCTACAGGAGATAATAATTCAATAGGTTTAGCACCTTTGTCTTTTGCTTTTTTCATTGCTTCTACAGCTAATCCCATAAATGCTTTTTGTACTTTACCTGGTTTTAATTTTTCGTCTTGAAGACCCATGCCTCTGCCTTTTGCCTTTTCTGCTCTAAGAACTGCAAGGTCTTTTCCATCTAATACATTTGGAGGTGGTGCTTTAGCTGCAATTGTTTTTTGTTTAGTAGACATGTCTGCCCCGCCACCTTTAGAGTAGAACATTCCACCCATTCTTAATTTTTTATAACTATTTTCCAGTCCGTGCTTTTTTTTCATTTTGTTTCTCCATTTTTTCTCGAGCAAGTTCTAATCTCTTATCAGATTGCTCGTCTTGTGTTTCTAATTTTAATCTATCAAAGTCTAATCTTTCATCAAACTGACCCTCTTGATTTTCTATCTTCATATTACCCTCTTCTGCCCTACGTTGTAAATCCATAGCTCTTAGGTCTAATTCTCTTTGTTTCAACATAACAACAGGGTCTTGTTTTTGACTATCAAGCATAGTTTCGTTTTGTGCAAGCTCTGCAGTTATCTGTGCAATTCTTTTTGCTGTCTCTGAATCAAATATTGCTCTAAATTGTTGTTGATTTTGTTGCATCAACTCCATCATTTGTGGATCTTGTTGCATCATGGCCATAACTTCAGCAGAAGCCTTCATAGATACGTGTTGAGAGATATGTCCTTGTAGATTTGCATACACCATTGGGTTAATTTGCACCATTCTAGTTCTCATAAACGCAGAATGCGCTGCAATATGTGCATCATGGTCTTGTTCTGGGAAAGCTGTCATTGGTAATGACTGTAATGCTTCCATATTTTCTATTGCAGGGTCTTTTGGAAACGGTTTTGGGTCTGGTTTTAGTATTTGAGGTATTTCTTTAGTACCTAAAGCTTCATAAACACGTCTATAAGCCTCATGTAAGTTGTGAAGTTGTGGATTTGACTGAGCAATTTGCAATTGTGTCTGTGCTAAGGTCACTCTTTGCGACATTGAGAAGATATTTGGGTCTGCAACCGGTAAAATATCTACTCGGTCGTCAAAATCTTGTACTTTAATGACTCTCTCAGCCCCGTAGACTGCGTATGGATACTCAGGAGGTAGGTATTCCGATATAACTTTGCCTAAAAGTTTAAATTCTTGCTTCATTGCATAGTAACAACGCTTATGAATAGCTGACATTACTCTAGAACCTCTTTCTAGAAGTGCAATTGTAGTACCAACTGCTGCCGCTTGATTGCCATCACCTACTTGCTGATCAGCAATTGATGCAAATCTTCTCCCTGCATCTACACAAAAACCTAGGAGGTTAAATAAAGTTGTGCTTGGTTCTTTAAAAGGTAGTAATTGAAACTGATCTCTAATATTTCCGCCAGGTGCATCTACATCTCTGAACTCTCCAGGCTGTATTGGTTGGTCATCATCTCTAATTCTCATTCCTCTAGATTTAAATCCAGCAGGTAAGTTAGATAATGTTCCAGCGTCTAGTAATTGTCTTAGTGCAGTAGTTGCTGTTCGTGACAGGCCACCGATCATGTGAATCAATCCAAAACCATAAAAGCCTAGTCCTGGTAAAAATTTGTAGTGTGAGAAATATTCTTTCCTTGTAAATTTAGCATCGTCTTCTGCATAATTTCTATAAATAGATAAAATCTTTCTTGTAGATTCTTCTATAGTTACAATGTAAGGAATTTTAATATTAATTTTATCTTCTTCATTCTCTGCAATATAATCTGATAAATCTAAATCAACATGCATTTCTAAAACACTGTAGATATAATCATTTGTTTCTACAGGCTTAACACCTTCTAATTCATTATACTTATCTTGAATTTTGTTTTCTTTTTTCTCTGGCTTCATTAGATCTACTTCTTTGTAAAATCCTGTAGCCATCTTTTTTAGTAAATCATTTTCTGATTGTTTTAGTACGTGTGTAATTCTAGGCGCATCTTTTAAATCTGTTGCAAAATAAGGTACAACTAAATCTTCTGCAGGAATAAACTTAGACACTGCTCTTTCCATCAAAGCATCGTAATATATTTTTTTAAATGCAGATCCTGCTAATGGTAGATAAAATAATAACTGATCAAACTCTGGAGTATACTCTTCCATCTTTTCCATGATCTGATAGTTCATGAAATCTTTTACTCTTTGAGCTTGAGCTTCTACTGCTTCGTTTTGTAATCCAACAATTTTAGTTTTTACTGGACCATCACTTGGAAGTAATTCTTTATAAGCCTGCGCTTGAAACTGAGTCACCGCTTCTGCTAATAGAGGATGAGTGACATTGCTAGCTCCTTTGAATGGTTGAGTAGTTGACTTGTATTTAAATCCTAAAAGATCTAAACCATTTCTATAGGTGTCTTCCCATTCTTTTCTAGATTCTTTATCACTTTGATATTCAGTAATTAAATCTGAAGCTAATTGTGATAATGCTTTGTCATCAATTGTCTCTGCAATATTTGCATAGAAGTCCTGTTCAGGTTCTTCAGTTATCTCTTCACCTTCTTCAGGTGGTAGTTGAACAACTGCTTCCTCCTCAACTTCAACTTCTTCGTTGATTGGGTTTTCAGTTTCAATAGCCATTTATTATGTAATTAATGTTTTTTTGTTTCTTCCTAATTTACATTTAGCTTTAACGTATGTACCATTTTTTGCATACATCATTCCGCCAGCTTTAGCTCCGTCCATATCACCAAGTCCAAAGTTTTCACTTCCCGGTGTTTTAGGAATATTAATAACTTCTTTAGTAAGAAAGTTTTTAATCTTTTGTCCCATTCCGATTGAACCAGCTTTTGTTCCAGCTCCACCTCTCATGATTGCATCTTTATAGACAGGTTTTTTTGTATTAGCTGCTTTTCTTGCCATTGCACTTACGGAAGAACCGCCTCTACCACTATCAACATTTGCAGCAGTAGATCCTTTTGCACCAGCGCCTAGCATTTTAGCTCCTGCGTATCCCGCAAGACCTGCTGCTAGTAATTTTTTGATTTTTTTACTTGCCATGATATATCTCCTATTGTTATAACAGGTTTATAATATCAT